TTGATGAGACGGATAATGTTCAAAACGCATTCATTCAAGTGAATAACGGATCCTTCCATTTAGGCAATGCCCACACCGACGGGACAGAATCTAATATTATTTCAATCAATCTGGCGACGTCCAATGTCGGTATAGGTACGACACACTCAAATGCGGCCGTTCAAATTGAAACGGGTCCCATCACCGCCGGTAGCGCGGTTGACGCACTTAAACTCAAGCGCCGGGATGCGAGTACGAACCCCACGCTAAATGAGGTGCGTCAAGTTATGTATCCAAACTACAAAAATAATGAAAATGCATATTCGATGATACGAACATATTGTCACGAGGAAAGTTCGACGGGTGCCGAGCGGGGTGCCGTTGATATTGTCGTGGGTTCAGCGGGTGATAGTGGTGGCGGGGGAAAACAAACGGCAGTTACCATTCTCAACAGTAACTTATACGCACAAGTTGGTTTTGGTGTTACCGAACCGACGGCAAACGTAGAAACAGCACGGGATTTGAAGATTGGTACATTCCAGCATTTCGGGAGCGATAAAAGACAGAAAATTAACTTGATTGATGGTGAAAATGCGGCGGTTGGTATAGGTTATCAAACCAATACCCAATACTTTAGAACTTCGGGAAATTTTGCGTGGTACAAGGGTGGGGTACATCACAATAACACACTAAACAAGGGAACGGGTGGAGTGGCACAAATGGCATTGACAGCTGCGGGTCAGTTAGGAATAGGAACGACACAGCCAACGTCTGGATATAATCTAGATGTTATCGGTAACGCGAGAGTACAAGGACATATACACTTAGACGCGAGTGATGCTAATTTAAATTCGGCAGATGTACAAGCAACCAACAAAACACAAACATATGTATCGTTTGGTGAAGCTGGAAGTACAAATGATTTCGCATATCTGAGACAAATAGGCGGAAGTGATGCGATTAAATTGGCACTCGATTTCCACAACGACGCGAATGATGCCGGTTTTATCATACGAGATGTCAATTCGGTCGGAGGGGGTGGGGATACGGTCACGGATCGTTTTGAATTGAAACGTGGTGGAGATATGTATATGAGCGGTAAATTGGGTGTCGGGGCACAACCGGATTCTAATTACCAAATGAATGTTAATGGTAGTATCAAGGTTGCCGCGACTTCGTTTTTGGAGTTCTTAGGAAATTCCGGTACGAAAGTTAAATTATATGACACCGGTTCTGATTCGGTTAACTTCAATCTAGGTGGCACAGCTAACAGAGACTTGCGTTATAACGTACCTTCTCTGTACAATCACGTATTTATGATTAATAACCAGGAAAAATTCAGAATCAACGATTCGGGCGATTTCTCTATTTCTGGTAATGTATATGTGGGTACGAATGACAGTACGGTTGGTCCAAAAACTATATATTTCGGTGGTACAGCAAATGATAATCAATTTGGGATAACGGCGATCGAAAATCGTGTATATGATGTAGCCAATAGCTCATCTGAACTTCTTATATTCAAAGGCCAACACGCCGATGATAGAGTTCGTATCCGTGCCGGCGAAATAGCTTTCGATACACACACCGGAACAAACAGAACAGCCGAAAGTCGTAAAATGATACTCAAAAATAATGGATACTTGGGGATAGGTGTAGCTTCTCCCCAGGATCAACTCCATATATCAGAAAGGTTGCGAATAGATGAAATACAGATGAAATACGACTCAACAGATGGACTCGTATTCAACAGATCCGGACCAGTGAATAAATTGATGTCAGATGGATACGCTTGTACGGGAGGAACAAATAAACTCTTTACCACGGGTCTCACGGCTACTCAGGCAACGGTAAATGGCCAAACTATCATCACCGGAAGTGTGGGAATAGGTACAAATGCTTTATTCCCGGGTAGAGTTCTTCACGCAAATGGTGATATTCGCGTGGAGGGTAACATTCGCCAAAAACCATTCGTCGTCTCTCTTGGTGAAGGGGCGGGTGATACGTCCCAATCTGCGTATGGTATAGGTATCGGCTACAGAGCCGCTTACTTGGGTCAAAATAACGCTACCATCGCGATGGGATCCAATGCGGGCTACGATGGGCAGGCAGAAGGTGCCGTTGCCATGGGTTTCCATGCCGGTGAAAGTGGTCAGGGAATGAACTCCGTTGCGCTTGGTTTTTATGCGGGATCTACAAATCAGCACCCATCGACGATCGCTATAAACGCAGGAGTGACCCCACTCCAAACAGCGAGACCAAATGCGACATATATTAAACCATTAAGTGCCCGCACGCAAGCATCCAACGTTATGGGATACGCCGCAGACGGAGAACTCATTGACTGTACCACCGTAAGTTTCAATAGTGGGGGTAAATTGGTCGCAACGCAGGGTATAGAAGCGGATAAATTTTATGGTGACGGTGGTTTCTTGTCTAATGTCGGTACCAACTTTACAAATACAATCAGTTTCTTGAATCCATCCATCGGTTTCAAATCCGGTTCACCTGCGCATGGTATATCTAATCTCACCCCAACACACACGTTAGATGTTGGTTCTAATTTATTCATAGAAGATACGGGTAGTAATGTTCTTTCTATTTCGGGTAATATATTGGCGGAAAAGATAACCTTGGGCAATGTTGCCATATCGGCGACATATACTCTTCAACAAATAACAAATACAGGCAATACCACATCTAAAACAGTTCAATTTACAAATACAGACAATTCGCTCGTCACGGAAGGTAGAGTGGGTGTCAAAACTGCCAGTCCAACATTTGATCTAGAAGTCACCGGTACGGCAGCAAAGACTGGAGGGGGATCATGGTCGAGTACGTCAGACCGCCGCCTAAAGGAAAATATCCAGGATGCGGATATCGATCTGTGTTATGATACAGTAAAAACCATACCCCTCAGAAGATTCAAATGGAGAGATGACTTGGAAGGTTTCAGTGAGTACCAGAAGGACAAGAATGTCCTCGGTTGGATAGCTCAGGAAGTAGAAGAATATATGCCAAAATCGATTAATACAATCGGAGAAAAATATGGTATCGACGATGTCAAGTTCCTAAATAATGACCAATTATACGCATCCATGTACGGTGCACTCCAGAAAGCGATATCCAAAATTGAGTCCCTCGAAGATGAACTCGCCAAAATAAAAAACTCCATATAATATAAATCATGTCTGGTGGAATTGCACAATTAGTGGCCGTCGGTGCTCAAGATGCCCATTTGGTCGGCCAACCCGAAGTCAGCTTTTTCCGCTCTACGTACAAACGTGCGACGAATTTTTCTCAGTCCTGTGAACGTCAGGTCATACAAGGCAACATCCAAAACAATGGCATGTCCTCCATTCGCTTCGAGAGAAAGGGAGACATGTTGTCCTACGTTTACCTTGCCCCCATTCACTCCAACGGTACCCAAGCGGCCACTGTGACCGATTGGGAATCCAAGATTTCCAAGGTCGAACTGTTCATTGGTGGACAGTTGATCGATGAACAAGATTCTACGTTCTCTACGATGATTGCGCCGGAACTTTTGGCGACGTCCTCGTCTAAGTCTGTCGGTGGTGGTATCTACCGTGGTGGCGCGGGAGAACAATTTTATCCCCTCCGATTTCAATTTTGCGAAAACTGGCAATCCTCTCTTCCGTTGATCGCCATGCAATATCATGATGTCGAACTCCGAATTCACTGGGGTGCCTCCGCGGCTAGCAACAAGTGGGAAGCCTACGCGAACTACATTTTCTTGGACACGGATGAACGCTCCGTGATGTCCTCGAAGCCGATGAGCATGTTGATTACCCAAACACAAAAGGTTATCGCCAGTCAGGCGAAAATCCAGGAGCTCTCGTTTAATCACCCGGTGAAGTTCCTCGTGTCGAACTGCTCCGCGAACGGTATGATGACCGCGACGAACCAAACGAAACTCCAAATCAACGGTACCGATTGCAGTGACTACAAATTCACGATGCCGAACTACTCTGCGGTCAGTAGCTACTACCACGTCCCGAACTCGTCGGGTGACAAGAAGACGTCTCTCTTCATTTACCCGTTCTGTTTGGAAACTTCCAAGTTGCAACCGAC